TCGGGGATATGGGCGATGCGTTGCGATACGCTTTCAGCGGGCATGGTGTGATCCTTTCAGGTTGATGGGCCGGGTTGCCCCGGCCCAGGTCATCACAGAGCGGTCACACCGGCCTCGATACGAGCCATGAAGGCGTCGTTCAAGCGCACGGTGGCGAACCACGTAGACGCGCCCACGTAGCCGAACTGGCCCAGCGGGTTGGCGTGGTTGGTCTGGCTGGCCTTGAGCACGATCGGCTTGATGGCCGACATGCCCTTGAGCGCGACCTGACCCCAGCAGTCCTCACCGATGATGATGAAGGGGTACACGTCGACGTTCGAGGCGCCCACCGACAGCATGCCGTTCAGCGTGCTGGAGCCGGCAGCGGCGAAGGACTTCAGCAGCGGGGAGCTGATGAAGCGGAAGTCTTCGCATGCACCGATCTCGCGATCGTGGATGGGCTTGTACGAGCCGTACTCTTCCACGCGGGTGAAGCCCGGCAGATTACGCACGTCGGACACAGCATCCGTGTGGCAGAACACGATGAACGCGGGCTGCACGGCACGGGTGGCGAAGTTCACGCCAGGGGCCAGACGCGAGGTCACGCGACGCGAGCGGTTGGACTCAAGGGTACGAGCTGCTTTGCGCAGTGCGTTCAGGCTGATGGCGGTGTTGATAGCCGAGCGGCTAGAGCCGTTGGTGTAGATCACCGTGGAGCCAGCCTTCAGAACGCCGTAGCGAACCATCTCCATCACTTCGGCCAGGGTCTCGCCGGTCAGCTTGACCATCTCGCCGGGGATGTCGTCTTCGTACAGTTGCTCGACCTTCGAGCTGTACTTGAACAACACACCGTACTGCTGCAGCTGCACCGACACGTCCTGGAACGAGATGGTGTTGCTGTTGGGCGTGACGCCCTCAGCCAGCACGAAGTTCGACGCGACGATGTCGGGGGTGCCGACGTAGCGCGAAGAGCCTTCGATCGTGGTGCCGGCGGTGGAAGCGCCGAAGGGCAGCGTACGACGGAACACCAGGGTGTCCGTCGAGTTCTGCGGCATCTCGCGCTGGGTGCCGAAGTCACCGAGAACGGTGATGGGTTGAGCATGCTCGAGCATGCCTTGTGCAGCGCGGATCAGGTTCCGCGATGCAACGGTGCCGTAATTTTGGATCGACATGGTTGGGTCCTTTCAGATGTTGGTCAGTAGCCGCGCTGCGCTCGTGTCTTTTCGCGCTTTGCGGCTTCGTAGTTCCAGAGCTCTTCCGGCGACATGTCGTCCACGGTGCGTGGCGGCGGTGTCTGGCCGGGTCGAGTCGTCGCGGCTGCAGCGAGACGTGCTCCGCGCTCTTGCTTGATTTCCGCAGCGGGTTTGGCCTTCGCTTGGTGGTACAGGTCCAACATGCGAATGGCGTCACGCGCCGCACTGCTTGCGGCCAGGGTGCGTACCTCGGGGGCCTGCACTGAAAACCACTGCGCAAATTCAGGTGAGTTCACCGTTTCACGCCAGTTGTCGTACTTGCCCTCGACGCGCGCCTCCTCGATGGCTTGCGCCATCTCGGCCTTGGTCTGTGCAACCTGCTCGGCCACCATGGCCTGCACCTGTTCGGGTGACAGTCCAGCGGTGGGTGCCTTCAACCGAGAAAGCTCGGCGGTCAGCTTCTTGTCGATTGCACTGGCCCACTCAGGGAAATCCTGCTTGAGCTGCTCCCACTCCTCGGGGCTTTTGGCGGCATCAGCAATCTGGCCTTGCGATGGCGCGTCTTGCGGTGCGACCTGAGTCGCTGCTCGACGGGCCAGATCAGCCTCTCGCTGGATTGCAGCCACGCGACCTTCGGTCGTTTTGACGTGGTGCAGCAGTTGAGCATTGGCCTGCTTCAGTTGATCGATCTCGGCGAGTTTCGCCCTCACGATCTCGGGAAGACCAGCCAGTGGATCCTCGGGCTGCTCGGGTTGAGCGGCTTGCGGTTCGGGCTCGCTTTCGTTCTGCGGCGGGTCACCCGCGGCAGCGGCTGAGACCTCAGGCGCGGGCGACTCGTCGCCGGCGTCGAGCTTTGCAGCCTCTTCGTTCCAAACCTGCAGTGCCTCCTCCTGAGACAGATGATCAGGGTCCACGTTGCTCTCCAAAAACAAAAGCCGCCCTAAGGCGGCTCACTCACACGGCTGCGCGGGATTATTCGTCCGGCTCAACCACCACACCCCGAGCTGCCGCGTTGGGCAGGTCGAGAAATCTTTTCAGCAACCTGATCTCACCCCGCAATGCGGCGGTGTCGGCATCCGAGAGGCCGACAGCGTCGTTCTTCTCGCGGGCCTTGCGCAGCTGCTCTTCAGCCCACTTGCGCATTTGGTGCCACGAGGCGGAGGTGAAATCGATCATGGAATGAAAAAAGCCCGCTTTGGGCGGGCTTTGTTGGGAATTTCAGGGCGCACTGCGCCCGCGAAGATTCTATCCCCGCGAACCCTCGTAGCGCAACACAATTGCATTTGTACGCTGGAGTTACGAGAGGAACCGCAGCTTGTACAAAGTTGTCTGATACAAGTGCACGATTGAATCAATCTCGTTATGCAGCGAGCTCTCGCTGCGTGGGCAGATCTCTTCGCGTTTGTCCTCTACCCAGGCCATTTGCTGCTCAAGAACGTCAGCAATTTCGCCTTCAAATTCGTTGTCGATCAGCGGAATTTCCAGGCGCTCGTTGTAGCGCCCTTGGTAGGCCTCGGCAAACGAGTCGACAAGTGGGATCACGCCCTCGTAAAACTCGCCCAGCGCGACGTGCTGCGCGTAGTTGTCCGTACGAAGATGCTCGCGATGGGCGAGGTCGCGGCCCAAGAAGGCCAGTGCTACCAACTGGCCGGCTTCTTTGCTCATGTCGTGGTCTCCTTAGATGCCGGATCCAGAGACGAGCTTCAGACGCTGTTCGGCAGCGAACAGTTCCTTCTTGCCGCGTTCCTTGATGGCGGTGTTGGCCAGCTGGGCCTTGATCTGCTCGAGCGACAGGTTCTGCGTGTTGGCGAGCTTCAGCATCTCGATTTCGCGCTGCATCTGCTGATTTTCACGTCGAGCCTGAATGTTGGCCTGGGCGATCTGCAGACGGGTGTTGAGCTCTGCCATGTCGCCTTCGTTCTGCGCCTGCACCTTTTGGATATCGGTCTCGGCGCGGATCTTGGCGGCTGCGATGCGCGGATCCTCTTGGCCGCCCTGCTGTGCGGCCGCGGCTTGCTGCTCTTTCATCTTCTCGATCTCGGCCTCGGACTTGAGCACCTCTGCCGGGTCGATGTGCTGGGCCTGCAGCGCCTTCTCGAAGAGCTTCTGCGTATCGATGTAGGCGCCATAGACCGGGTTCGTACCCGCGGCCAGCAGGTTCATGAACGCTTGGTTCTGGATGTCGCGCACCATCAGCGCGGACGACCCACGTGCGTCGATCGAGAAGTCGCCCTTGAGCTCCTCGTTCTCGTTGTACATCATGTTGTAGTCGTAGTACCGACGGATATGGGGCTTGGTCACCATGTCGTCGAACTGCTTTACCAGCCGGCGCAGCACCACGTTGGCGCTGTTCATCAGCATCTGCATACCGCCGACGGTGTCGGGTGCAGCGCCCTTCTCGCCCTGCATGATGGTGGGCACGCCGGTCTCGGCGTCAGCAAGCTCGGTGGCCATCTTGATGATGTTGGCCAGCTCGTTCTGGTGACTGTCGAACTCGAACGTGGCGAATGCTTTGCGCACGTCGTCCATGTCGTCGGTGGCGTACCAGATCTTGCGGCTGGAGAGCTGCCACTGCTTGTCGGCCGGCTGGATGACGCCGGGCTTCATCACGATCTGCGGGCCCGAGCTCACGCCGGCGTTGTCCATCATCTGACGCCACGCGGCGTTCAGCACCTTCTGCTGTGCGCGCATGAGATACGGGATGCCGTAGCCCCAGCACGAGCCGCTGACCTTCTCCCAGACGTAGAAGTCGTACGGCAGGTCGCCACCCTCCAGTGGGTTTGGAAACGCTTTGACGACCGTGTTGTTGATCATGATCACGCAGGCCGAGACGGTACGCAGCACGTCCTTGTCGCCTACGTCCACGCCGGCGGACTCCAGGTCGTCGTGCTCGACTTCACCCCAGTAGGTCCACATCTCATATGTGTCGCGGGCCACATCACGCTGGTCCTCGTCCTTGAGCTCCTGGAATGTGGCGCTGCGCCGCGGGCCCTCTTCCAGCACCTTACGCAGCTGGTCCTCCATGAACCCGGGCTGCTTGGCCAGATCACGCACCTGCTTGGCGGTGAGCTTCTCGCGCTCGTAGATGCCCTTGCCGTTGTGCACGTTCTCGCCGCAGCCGGGGTCGGGCCAGACGTTGCGCGGGTCCACGCGGAACGACGCGGGCGAGAGCTCCTCCATCACGACGATCTGCTGGACCTGATTGCCTGCGGCGTCCGTGTAGGGCATCCAGGCGCGGCGCACGCGGTTGGTGACCACCGGCCCCTTAATGACGCCCGTGCCCAGCACCGCGGCGTCGTGGATCACCTTGCGCAGCTCGGCGTTGTAGTCGCACTCGGTGAGCTGGTCGGCGATCTCGTTCTGCATCGCCCGGGACTTTTGGCGCGCGAGCTCGAGGGCCGCATGCGCCACGTCCTTCACCCGCAGCTGCTCGCCGGTGTTGGGGTCGACCATGGGCTGGCCGGTGAGCTTGTCGCCGGCGATCGCGTTGTCCTTGCTCATGGACATGAGCTTGGGGTTCGGCGTGGGCTGGATGCCCCAGTTGCGATCGTCGGTGGGCAGCAGGATGTCGGCCACGCGCGCTTCGGCGGCGTTGGTCTTCTGCCGCGTCATGCCGATGAAGACGGTCGAGCGGGTGGGCCGCGCGCCCTGCGTCGTGACAGGGTAGCCCTGCTCGACGGACGTCATCATCTGGCTGGCCGCCTTGTTGACGTTGTCCTTGGCGTTGTACTGGTCCTCGTCCTCGATCCAACGCTTGTCGACGCCGTAGGAGTAGCGCGACCGGATCCACTCATCGCGCTGTCTGGCCAGTGAGTGACCAAACATCTGCAGTTTCTCCTCGATCTTGGCTCGCGCCTCTTCGGGATCGATGCCCTCAATCTCGATCTCAACGACCTCGGTGGGTTGCAGTTGTTCGTCCATGTTTCAGTCCTTCAATACCCAGTAACTGGGTCAAACACGCCAAAGTCGATGGCAGGGGCCATGCGGCCTGGGCGGATCCGCGCCTCAGCCTCTTCGTGCGTTTTGGCAAAACGGCGCATCATCAGCGCGTAGCGGGTGGCCGACAGCAAGTCATCGCCGTCTTTGACGATGAGTCCGTCTTTGCGGTGGTACAGGCGGAACTCCTCAAACCAGTCGGTGAGGTGGCTAAAGACGCGCAGTCGCATCGTCTGCATGCGGGTGAGCATCTCGGCCACACCGGCCTCCACACCGTTGCTGCCGTCGTCGAACATCGCGCGCTGACGCAGCATCGCCAGCCCCTGGCTGCGGTACTGCTCGGCGAGCTGCTCGCCCGAGCCCTTATCCCGCTGCAAGCCGTCATGCGGCCACGCAACTGGGATCCAGTCGCCGCGCGCCCTGATGCCGGCAGCGTGGATCGCAATCGACGCATCCTTCACCCGGTATGCGTCAGTGACGTACACCGCGTCGCTGTCGCGGTCCCAGGCCAGCCAGACGGCGGCCGTCGGGTGGTCGATGCCGAAGTCCAGGCCGACGATGCGCGACCAGTGCGGCGGGATCGGGAACGGCGTGCACTTGATCGCCTCTTCAGCGATCGGGAACACGCGGCCCGAGCCCAGGATCGGGATGCCCTTGGCACGGGCCTCGCGCTCGTGCTCGGGGTATGAGGCGATGATCGCGGCGCGCTGCTCGGGCGTGTAGTGCTCGACGTCGTCGATCGTCATCGTCGTGACGTTGGTGCCCGTGGGTTTGTCCAGCAGGTACCGCTTGACCACGTCGGACATGCCGAGCAGCGGCGTGAACGTCACGAACACCATGCCGCCGGTGGCGTTGGTACGCGTGAGGCCCTCGGAGTAGATGGGCAGCGGCGGCTCTTCGTCGAACCACACGAGGTCGACGGTGTCGGCCTGCCACTTGGTGCGGCCCTGGTCGTAGCTGTTGAACTGGATGACGCTGTCCTCGCCGCACACGTGGCGCACCACGATGCTGCTGACGGCGTCGGGCACGCCTTGCTTCATGCTGGTGTCACGCACGCAGTCGTGCGGGATCGCGCCCGTGCCCCACTCCTCACGGATCTCGGGCGGGCCCAGCAGCAACCGCTGCACACCCTTTCGGGTTAACTCGGCCGATTCGGAGCCAACCATGCACCGAATCGCGTAGTTGAAGCGCCGGCCTGTCCACCAGTCCGGGTAGCGCCCGCTGGCGTGCATCGCCACCTCAAACGCACCCGCCCAGGTCTTGCCCAGCTGGTTGCCCGCCATGAAGAGCCGCTCGCGAAATTGCGAGCCAGCCTCATGGAAGTCGACCTGCTTGGCGTAGGGCTTGTAGCCCAGCAGTCTGTTGCGCCGATTGCGCGTGTCCTTGAGCTTGAGCAGCTCGTAGAGCTCGCGCTTTTCCAGGTCCGTCAGCGTGGAGATGTCCAGCTTGGACAAGTCCAGTTCGGACAGGTCCAGCTCGGACAGGTCCAGCACGCTCACTTCAAGCCACCCGCCTTGGCCAGGAGGGATCCCAGGCGCTGGTCGAGCTGTTCGCTGGAGAGCTCCAGGTTGCCCGACATCTTGACCTCAACGGCCTTGAGTTTGGGCTGCGTGTATTGAAGCAACTCGTTGAGCGTGCGCAGCCGCGTGTCCTCATCGACCGCATGCACCATCACCGGCAGGCCGTTGTCATCGAAGACCTGCTGGCCAGCCTTGAACAGCGGGATCTTCTTGGCCAGGGCCTTGGCGATCTCGGTGGCTGGGTCCAGCCCCTCGTCTACCAGGGCCTCGGCAACGGCCTTGAGATTGATGCGGTGCGGCGACTGGTGCTTGGTGCTGGCGCTGGTCTGTGAGGCGTGAGCACGCCCGCTACGGGGCGCGCCCGCGGCCTCGAGATCATCGACCGTGGCCATGCGAGGCGGCGCGCCCGATAGCTCGGCAAGCCGAGACGCATCGTTCTTGCGAGCCATGTCGGCCTCAGATCTTTCCGGGGATGACGCCACCCTGGAAGCCGGGGACGTTTTGCTTGACGCCGCCCTTGTAGGCCGGCTGCGTGGCGTTGGTCCCAGGAAGGGGCACGCTGACTTGGCTAGGAAGGGTGCCCTTGCCTTGAGTTGCGTTGCCGCCGACCTGTTTGCCGCCGTTGAGTGCAAAGGCGCCCGACGGAGAGCTCTCCATCGTTCCGCCTGCGGCGCGCATCGTGTTGCGGCTCTTGGGGTTGCCGTAGTCCTGCATGGTTGCTCCTTTCGAGCGTTGGTTGTGGAAGCGGCCAGGGTTGTGGGATGTACATGTACCTACCCACCCCGAGGGGCCCCGACCGCGTTCCGGGGGTGTGTGGGGGTCCGGGATACGCATCCGCCAGAGGGGACCCATTTTTCTGGCCGAATTTTTTCCAGGGGGGCGGGGGCGGCCGGGCGCCGCGGCCACGCCGCGCAGCACCGGCCAGCCCTGGCGGCTGCGGCTGCCGCCGCACTGCCCGCCCAGGCCTGCCCTGCCCCTAGTCGCTGCAGCCCAGGCCAGCGCCCAGGCTGCGCGCTGCCCTGCCCCCGGGCCTTCCGGCATCTCGGGGAGCGGGCGCACATAGCACAAAGGCCTCGATGAGGCCCCGGATTGGATTCGTGTTTGCCTGATAAATCAGGCACTTAGCCGCTGCTCACGCCACGCGTGTGCAGCGAGTGTGCAATCAGGCCATCAGACCCGGCTGCGGTGGACGGCGCGAGGCCTCTTCATCCCACATAGACGCGGCGTCATCGGCTGCGTCGACGAGCAGCTCACGCACCGCGTCGGCTGCCTCCTCCGGGCTGGCGACGTTCATCGTTTCCAGCTCTTCGCCGGGCGATTCGGCCGTGATGGTGATCTGGCCATCGTCGGCCATCTCGATGGTGATTCGCTCCATTGGTGCTCCACAAATGCAAAGGCCCGCACGAGGCGGGCCGGGAAAACGCAGACGAGGTTGCGCGCGAAAATTCTCCCTCAGACCATCGCCCCCGTCAATGGGGACGCACCGGCCCGCCGGTTTTGCCTATCTAAAGCCCCAAAACAGGCGATTGATAAATTCGATCGACTGGCTCAAATCAATTGGAAAAAATCATGACAGACAAGCGGTCGGGTTAAGGGTTTGCCCTAGTGTGTGACATGACATGTCATGGCATAGTCCAGTTCACCGAGCCGGCGGACCCCGGCGCAACACCTGAACTGAAAGGGCTTCAACATGTCACACGAACTCACCACCCGCACCGACGGCACCGTCGAATTCGCATACCTCGCCAGCGACGGCGCACCCTGGCACGGCCTGGGCCAGCCGATGACGGCCGGCCAGTCGATCGACGAATGGCGCACCGCCGCCGGCATGGACTGGGCGATCCAGAAGTCCAAGATCCGCTACGCCACCGGCCACGGCCAAGGCCCGGACGCGTGGCGCACCCTGGACGACCAGCTCGTCCTGCTGCGCAGCGACACGAAGGACGCGCTGGGCGTCGTCTCGAACCGCTACCAAGTCGTCCAGCCCGCCCAGGTGCTGGAGTTCTTCCGCGACGTTGCGAAGGCCGGCGGCCTCGAGCTCAGCGCGGCCGGAACGATCTACGGTGGCAAGCGGTTCTGGGCCACCGCCAAGATCGGCGACGCCGCCCCCACGTCGGTGCGCGACCGCATCGGCGGGTACCTGCTGCTCAGCACCAGCGCCGACGGCTCGTTGGCCACCGAGGCCCGCCTGACGTCGATCCGCGTCGTCTGCAAAAACACCCTGCAGTTCGCCAGGGCCGACGCGAAGCCGGCGCTGCGGGTGTCGCACCGCTCGGTGTTCGACCCCAAGGCCGTCCAGGCCGCCATGGGCCTGAACACCGCCGCCTGGGACGCGTTCAAGCACAACCTCGTGCGGCTGGCCAACACGTCGGTGCACGAGGAACAGGCTGCCGAGATCGTCGCCGGCCTGTTCGCCACGGCGCCCGGCCAGGATGGCCGCGACAAGGCCCGCGAGACCGCCGGCTTCAAAAAGGTCCTGTCGCTGTTCAACGGCGCAGGAATGGGCGCCCGCCTCGACGGCGTATTCGGCACGGCCAACGGGGTGCTGCAGGCCGTCACGGAGTACAGCGACCACCACGTCCGCGCCCGCTCCGACGAACACCGCTTCGTGGCCTCCCAGTGGGGCGGCGGTGCGGACCTGAAGCAGCGCGCCTGGGATGACCTGATGGCCCTGGTGGCGGCCTGACGGCAGCGGTGAAGGGTCTGCCCCAGGCGGGCCCTTACCAGTGCCGTCAGCACTGCGAGCCGGACGCCTTCCGGCACCTACAGGAGAACCATCATGGGCGTTTACATCTACCGCATCACCCCGCACGTCGTCACGTGTTCCGACGGCAAGCCCGCCAACGTGGCGGCCTACGCCTACAAGCCCGGCTGGGGCGACTCCGACGTCGTAGCCAACCAGCTCGCCGCTCGCGCCTTCAAGGCCGGCAAGCCCCTGGCCCGCGTGGTCCTGGGAGACCGGGACGGCCGCGTCGACCCCACTTCCCCGGTCTACGGGAACACCTGCCGCCGGCTGCACATTTGGGACGACTTCGATTTGGGCGCGCCGCAGTTCCCACGCCTGGACAACGTTCGCGTGAAGGCCTGAACCATGCGAGTCCACACCATCATCGGCGCCCAGGCCGCCTACGCCTGCATCCGCACCGCCAGCGTGTCCCTGGACGTGCGCCTCGAGCCCGGCCGCTCGGCCGCCCAGGCCCTGCGGGAGTGGGCCACCGAGAAGCGCGCCAAGGCCGAGTGGCTGCTGGACCGGGCCGACATGGCCGAGGCCGCCGCCGACTACCTGGACCAGGAGGCCACCTCCGGCCGCCGCTGCAGCTCGCTGGAGGCCTGAACCATGCGCCGCCCCTACCAATCCCCCGCCGATCACCTGGAGGCCCGCTGCAAGGGCGCTGTGAACCTGCTCGGCGCGGTCCTGTTCGCCGCCTGCATCGCCACCCCGGTGGCGCTCTGGTGGTTCCGCCTCATCTGACCCGGAGACTCTCAACGTGAACTACATCCACCAGCTCGAAGCCGAATGCCGGCAACGCCAACTCGCCGCCCAGGCCTTGTCCGAACGGATCCACCAGCTGCGCCAGCACCTCGCGCTGCCCAAGTTCAACCCAGTCCAGGCCGACGGCAGTCGGGGCGACTGGATCAGCACCGCCGACGTCCAGCGGTGGCTGCGCTTCATCGAGGAAGGGGCCCACACGTGAACCAATCCGCCGGTGCCGTCGACCTCGAGTCCTTCCTGGCCCTTCCCTGGTCCCCCGGAGTCCGTGAGAAGTTGCGCGAGCGCGCCAGCCATCCCGACACCCAGGCGATCGCCGCCTGGGACAACAACGGTCGCCTCGTGGCCTCGGCCTACACCACGCTGCCGATCCAATGGCCTGAGTCGCTCGTGGCAATATGGCGAAAGCAAACCTTTCAGCTGCCCGACCCCGTGAAAAGCAAGACCATGCAGGCCCTGGACCTGATCCTTCAGGAGGGGATGACCCCGTTCGCTGCGGCCAAGCAGGCTGGCGTTCACGCTTCGGCCGTCTACAGGGCCCTGGAACGCCAGCAGCAAAAACCAATCTGCCCGTGCTGCGGGCAAGTGGTCCGTGAAGGCTTCGAGGTCGACCGCTCGGTGCTCAAAGATCCATCTGCCGGCTCAGCCGGCGCATGACCGCGGACGCGAACTCTCGCTCCATCTGCAGGATCTGCTCCTGCAACAGCTTCTCCGCCTCCCCTGCCAACGCCGACCTACCGGTGCCCTGGCAGTGGACGCAGATCTCGTCACTCAGCACCGGCGTTCCAGGCACCACCTCGTAGCCGCGTCCATGGCAGTGCCGGCACACGTCGTCGGCCATGTGCGACAGAACCCTGTAAACAAGGCCCGCCTCGTGCCCTCGCTCCACCAGCCCCGTGGCGACCGCGAAGGCCTCGCGTTGGTCCCCACCGACCCGCCATCGCCAGATGCTCAGCCCCAGTGGGTTGCCCTGGGCGGCCATGCCGCAGCTCCTGATGATGTCGACATCGCCGACCTCCTCAAGCCCAACCTCGCCCAGGTCATCGGTGTGTTGCGCCGTACCGATGCGCTCGCGTGCCGTCATGCCGTTGCCCTTTCCTTCAAATCACGCACCGCCTTCAGCAGCGCCCGTTGCACATCCCCTTTGGCCGCCAGAACGGCCATGATCTTTTCGTCCACCGTGCCCGTAGCCACAAGGTGGTGGACCGTCACCTGATTCGCCTGCCCGCTGCGGTGCAGCCGGGCATTGGCCTGCTCGTACAGGTCCAGGCTGAACGGCAGCGCAAACCAGACCGCCACCGACCCGCCGACCTGCAACCCATCCACGCCGTGGCCACCGGATGCCGGATGCATCAGCAGCAAGTCAATCCGCCCGGCCTGCCACGCACGCAGGGACCTCTCCCCGTCGAACACCACCGCCTGCGGGAACCGCTTCTTTATCCGGTCCTGATCGTGCACGTAGGCCGTGAAGCACAACACTGGCTCGCCCTGCTCGACGATCTCCTCCAGTGCATCCAGCTTTGCCTCGTGAATCTCCTCCACGCCGCCGGCGTCGGTGTAGACCGCCCCGTTGGCCATCTGCGCCAGCTTGCCGGCCAGCACCGCCGCGTTGACCGCCGTGACGTTGGCCGTGGCGAGGTTGCGCTCGAGGTCCCGGTACGGCGTCATGTCGAAGCTCACCTGCACGACGTTGTCGATCCGCGGCGGCAGCTGCACGCCGCTCTCCACGCTCAGCATCACGTCAGCCACCGCCTCGTAGATCTCCTCCTTGGCCCCGGGCCGCAGCTTCCACGTGTAGACCACCTGTCCGTTCCTCTTGTCCGGCGTGAACCACCGGTCCCGGTACTTGGTGATCCCCGTGCCCAGGCGCTGCCCCTGGTCCAGGATGCTGACCTGCGGCCACAGTTCCAGCAGGCTGTTGGGTGCCGGCGTGCCGGTCAGGATGAACAGCTTGCGGATGGCCTTGCGGACCTTCTTCAGCGCCTTCCAGGCCTGGGAGCCCCGATCCTTGAAGCCCCTGTTCTCGTCGATCACGACGCACTCAAAGGGCCAGGGCTCGCCGCTGCGCTCGACCCACTCCGTCAACCACACGAAGTTCTCGCGGTTGATCACGTAGATGTCCGCCTCGGTGGCCAGGGCCTCGAATCGCTGCCCGGCCTTGCCCACGACGCGTGACACCCTCAGGTGCCGAAGGTGGTCCCACTTCTGCACCTCCGCGTGCCACACAAGCTCCGCCACACGCTTAGGCGCCACGATCAACGTCTTACAGACCTCGAACCGGTCGTACGTCAGCTCCTCGATTGCCGTCAGCGTGGCCACCGTCTTGCCTGCCCCCATGCGTAGCGCCAGCAGCTGGTACGGCTGCTCCACCATCCGGCGGATCGCCTCCTCCTGGTACGGTCTAGGCGAAAAGCGCATCGCACGCCTCCATCGAATCCACGACGTGCACCTCGGCACCCAGGCTCTGCAGGATCCCGATGACCCGGTCCTGCAGCGCCGTAGTCGTCTTGCCCGGCGCCTTGAGCTCCACGAAGAAGATCCTGCCGCCCGGCAGGAACACGATCCGGTCCGGCACCCCCGACATAGACGGCGCCACCCACTTGATCGCAAGTCCTCCTGCTGATCGCGCTCGCGCCACGAGCCGCTGTTCAATTCGCCGTTCAAGCATCCCAGCAACCCGCCTTTCTGCCTCCAGGGGCCTGCAGCCCGCGACAAACCGACATGCAAAATAGTGCTGTGACAAGGTGACGAGACAAGTGGGGTTTTGGACGCCCCATACGCGAGTGCGTTTTTTCTGTAGCGCATCGCACTGCTCGCATGTGTGTGCGACCTACATACTTGTCACAACTCGTCACACAGAGGCATTTACAGAGGGAAAAGAGCTGTGACGAGTGCTGTGACGAGTTGTGTGACAAGAGCCGCTTAGCCATCTCGTCACTCCAAAAAGTCCAACTCGACCTCGCTGCGCGCGTTTTCCAAGTGCGCGATCGCAGCGTCTTCTGTGACAAGACAGTCCTGGCGGCCCCACACTCGGCACACTTTGCCCTTGTATCGGCGCCTGCACAGGAAGCGGTACCCGAGCCGCGTCAGCAGCGTATTGACCCTGGTAGTCGACGGCTGATCGGCTCCGGCCGACACCATCGCGCTCACCAGATGGCTTGAGCTGAGCACCTCTTTGGTGACGCCCTCGGCCCCGCGTTCGATCAGCTCTTCGGCGAGGAGCTCGAGGTCGCTCTTGCTCATCTCGACCACCGTTCGCTTGACCTCGGTGTCCGGCGCGCGGCCGTTGGCGTCGAACTCCGGGTGCAGCTCGTACTCGAGCAACCACTTGCGGATCGCCCCTGGCCGAGCGTGGATCGCGTCGAACAGCCGCGTGAAGTAGCCGTCCTGGGTGAGCCGCCGCGCGTCGAGCGTCGTCAGCTGCGAGCTCAGGAACATGTACCGGCGATCGCCCTCGTCAACGGGAGCTCCGTCCAGGAAGTTCGAGAAGATGATGTAGTTGCTGACGTTGGGCGCCGTGTACGACGCCTTGCCCTTGGGGTGGATCTCGATCTGGCTGTTCGTGATGAAGGTCTTGATCCGGTTCATGATGTCGTACCGGTTGTGCCCGTGCTGCTTCATCTCCTCGATGGCCACCAGTGCGTAGCCCACCGCCCAGTCCGTGAAGTTGGACTCGAGCGTCGAGCCGTTCAGGGACCGCACGTTCTGCCCGCCCATGGCCACGGCCACCAGCTCACTGAAGAACGACTTGCCGTCGCCCGGCACGCCGTGCACGTACGGCGCCCAGCGGATCTTCACGCCCGGGTGCTGCACGTTCCAGGCGATCCAGCTCACCAGCAGCGCCCGCTCGCGCTCGTCGGCCAAGTACGTGCGCAGGTGCAGCTCCACCCGCTCGATGGCCTCCAGGTCCTCGGCCGAGTACGTCTGCGGCACCGCCGGCACGCTCTCCGGCCTGTACAGGTTCACCCACTGCCGGCCGAACATCTCGAACGTGACGCTCGCCCTCGGCATGTACGCCTTGTGCGCCACCACCGGCATGCCCCACATCTCCACCGCCCACTGGTCGGCGCGTTCGCGGTTGCCTTTCTGGTCCCAGGGCATGTAGCGGTTGAACATCGAACGAAAACCCTGGCTGGTGACTTCCTGCTTGGTCTCGGTGTTGAAGAACTTGTCGCCCTCCGTCACGTAGACCCACGGCTTGGCCCAGTCAGGCATCGGCGTGCCGCTGCCTGCGGCCACCGCACCACCCCTGGAGCGCACCCAGCCGCGGCAGGTGGCGATCGGCAACTTCACGCCCAGATCCTTGGCGCGGGCCTGGATCGCTGCAGCCAGCAGCTCGCGCTCCATCTGCGACAAGGCTGCCGTGTTGGCGATGCGCGCAGCCACTTGATCCTGCAGATCGCGCGCGTCCGTGCAGTCGGCCACCTGCTGCTTGAACTGCTCGAGAAGGTCGGTGCGCTCCTCGCGCTTGGCCACCTCGCGCTTGTCCTTGGTGACCTTGAGCAGCGAGGCCAGCGTGAGCGCGCCACGCCCAGCAGCGCGCTGCCCCGAGAAGCTGCCCCACTTCTCCGCGCAGTAGCCCTCGACCCACTTGCCAGAGGCCGAGCTCCACTCGTCCCAGGCCTGCAGCCACTCCTCGTCGCCCTGGCCCTGGTGGTGCAACGCCTGCCCCACGCGCAGCCAGGAGTCGTAGCCCATGTCCGGGTCCAGATGCGGCAGCACCTCGGCCACCACCCGCTCGAGGTCCCAGCCCTCCAGCGGCTGGCGGAAGTTCGCCAGAGCGCGCTCGCCTTCGTCGCCTTCGAGCACCGCCTCGCTCAGCGTCTCGTCGAAGACCTGCCGAACGAGCCAGCCCAGGTCCTGCTGCACCACGGGCAGCGCGTCATGGCCGTTGATCTGGTGGCCGGTCACCGTGAAGTAGCGACCATCGCGGTACAGCTCGACGCCGACTTCCTTCTTCGTGCGCGAGCCGTCCAGGTTTGTTCGGGAAAACAGCTTGATGCCGGTGCCGCTGGGGCTCACCTCGGCGTAACCCTCCACGCGCTCGAGAACCTCGGTTGCCAGCTCGTTGAGCTCGCCTGTGCCCGGGTCGCGACAGTCGTCCAGGTCAATCCCCTGGACTTCTGAGCCGAGCACGTAGCCAATGCCGTCGTACCCGCCCATGACGTACTCATCCGCGACGTCGTCAAACGTCGTCCAGGTGGCGGAGTCCGTGGTGCTGGCCGCGGCACCCCCGATCTGCACAGGCAGCTTGGCCCAAACCGAGCCGCCCTTGGGCTTTTGGCGCTGCACGTACTTCCACAACACCCACCGCGGGTGGCCCTGGAGATCAGTGGGAATCGTCTCGAATCGAACAGGCAGTGAAGTGGGCTTGTCTGACATCGATCGCCCCCATCACTGCTTTGGCGCGATCATCGGGGCGGTGCGCAGCACGTCTGTCTGCAGCAGCGCCTTGCGCAGCCCGTTCAGGCTGTCCGACAAGACCAGGGCAGCGACCACGCGCCCCTCGTCCTCATCTTGAACGCCGGCTTCGCGCGCGGCTTTCAGACAGTCATCCAGCAGTCCAACAAAGTATTCTTGGCGCGCCATCATCTCGCGCCTCCTTTCTTCATCACGCCGGCTTCCGGCCGGCTCGGTGGTCAGCGCCATCCGCAGCAGCGGAAGCGCGGTTACTTCTTGCCCCGAGCCACCGCCGCGTTGTCGACGAGGTTCGGGTACGGTCGCCCCGCAGCAGCGGCTCGCTTCCTGGCGGCCAGCTTCTGCGCGGCGCTCATCTTCTTGGGCTTGTCCTTCGGGCTGGGTTTGTCCCAGAACGGCTTCTTATCCATGGACTTCCTCAGTGAACACTTTCGTCGGCGGGCAAATGCCGCAGCAGGGCCCGCTCCACCTGGGACTTGATCGTGTCGACGCACGCGTTGGTGCACCTGAGCAGCACCCGCATCTCGCCATCGGGCGTGTCGATCACCAGCTCCTCGCCGTGTGCCAGCGACTTCATCGCTTCGATCGACAAGGCGAGGTGCAGTTCGGTCACTCCGCGGTCCTCAGCTCGGACCAGCGGACGTCCGGCCGCATCTGCTCCGCCCGCACGGCCACGCCGCGCTCGCGGGCGAGCCGCTCGAGGTCGGGCACCCGCTCGGCCGGGATCCGGTTCTTGCGGATCCACAGGCTGATGGCTTGGCTGCGGATGCCCAGCTGCCGCCCAAGGTAGGCGGGGCCGCCGAGTTCCCTGATTATTTCGCTCACGGTCATATAGGTCGCATGATAACGAAAGTATCAGAAAAGAGAAACAAAACCGATATCGGGTTGACCCTAGGGGTCAACACCAGTAATCTCTGCTTACTATGTCTGAAATACTCGCAAAGAAGATCTTCGAAGCACGGAAAGCAGCCGGGATGACGCAGGCCCAGCTTGCCGATCGCCTGGGGCTGACCCGAGGTGCAGTCACGCTGTGGGAATCGAGTAACCCGGAGACGCGTAGCAGCCCGTCCATTGCGATGCTGCGGAAGTTCAGCGAGACCGTTGGCGTGCCAATCTTTTGGTTGATTGATGAATCTCAAGGCAAGGACGACCTAGAGCTTGCTCGCCAGTTGTACCAAACGCCCGTGCCACAAGGGTTGTTGGGTTTGTCACCGGACACGAGCCGTGTAGGTCAGCAACAAGGAGTGGCGGGACTGCTCAGTCCATCGCAACGCGAGCGTCGCGATGCCCTGCCGGAAGGGCTGCTCGGCCTTGTAAGGAACGAACCGTCAGCGGGCAAGCTCGTGGACAGCGGGGAAGGCCAGATAGGAGGGGAGCGGGACATCTACGGGCAGGGAGAAACTGACGTTTCCAAAGAGGGCATTCAGCGCACCAGGATCACCTCTGCGGTGCGACTTGACCTTAGAAGCGATCACCCGCCAAGAATGGTTGAAAACTTTTGGCGTTCCGTTGAGTTCGAGGTGTGTTTACGACGCCCCGACCTTGAGCGGGCTTTCCACCCCAGTACCTCCGGGAAGATGCTACGGGCTACAGTCGACTTCCTTAGCGGAGAAAACGTTGCTGAGTTCTCCTACGTATCGGAGAAAGAAACCCTGTCTGAACTGTTTCGCCGCAAGATGGGTGTACTGCTGACGATCGAAACCGCGATAAAACGCCCAATGCGAAAGCATCTACTGATCTGGGCCCCGACGGAATCCTTGGCATTCGAAGACCTGAGCGGCATCAGGGAGGCCGGTAGCTACCTAGGCGCCGAGGTACAGCTGTTCAAGCGGCCGAGCGAAGCCGCCGACTACCTCACCGAGCTCGCCTAACACCCCGCCCAACCGCATCCGCGCACCATTTTGGTTCGCGGGTGCTTTCTTGTGCCCGTCAATGTCATTTTAAATCGCTTTCTGTCTCTTGCTACGTAAGGCGAGTTCCGATATCATTGCTTTGCTGATCGCTGACAAGCTGAAAACGTGCGAAAGAAAGAGAGTATGGCTATCACCACTTTTTTGCCGGCGGGGGTAACCCGCAAAGATCCCTGGATCCCCGTCGGGCATCCCGACTTCAAGTGGACCAGCGGCGCTGACGTGCAGGCCACGTGGCACCGGTACACCGGCTGGACCCCACCCAGCGCAAACCACCCCCAGCCCCCTGAGGCAAAGCCCCTGCCCGCGTTCGTCGCCGGGGGCCGCTCGTGAGTGGCGCGCACTTCCACCTGTTGACCGACGACGAGCTGCACCGCGTCGCCCGTGACAGCACCGAACCCCTGGTGTTGGAGCTGCTGCGCCGAATGAACCGCAACGCAGACACCGTCCGCGAGCTCGAGCAAGAGCTCGACCTCCAGATCATTCCCCTGACCGGATGCCCCGCCTGCGGGGTCGACCTGCCCTGATTCCCCAACAGCACGAAAGAGAGATGGCAATGGACCTTAACCTTAGCGGCCTGCATGGCCACAGCCTCGTCGTAGTCGGCCGCGCGCTGGTCGAGATCGGCGAGATCCAAGAACGTGAACGCGACGAGTTTCGGCTCGCTGCCAGGGCCAGTGGTTTGTCTAGCGCCGGCACCGTAGAGGCCGAAGCGCGGACCGAACAGATCCAAGCGCAGGAAGCTGCGACCGACGACAAGCCCGCAAAAAAGCCCCGCGCAGCGAAGGCTGCCGCATCTGCGGAAGCGCCGACGCCGGAGACGTCCGCTGGTGCAAGCGCCCCGGCCTCTGCTGCAGCTCCTGCATCCCCTTCTGAACCTGCCGTGACCCTGGTCGACCTGCGCGCACGGCTGGCCGAGCTCAGCCGCGACGGCAAGGCCGACAAGGTCAAAGCACTGCTCGCTCAGTTCGGCGTGGCCAAGCTCACTGAGCTCGACCCGTCGAAGTTTGCCGAGGTGATGGCCGCAGCAGAGGCGATCTGATCATGGCCAAGTTCCTCATCCAGATCGAAGACCAGGGCGACGAGGTCACCGTGCAGTGCGCGATCGACCCGCCCCTGACCGAGGACAAGACGGTGTTCAGCACCGCCGAGCTCGTGGGCCTGTACCTGCGCGAGAACATGGCCGACCTGCTCAAGGCGGCCGTGGCCTGGAGCAAGGAGCCAGAGCCGGCTGAGCAGCCCGCGCTGCAGGCCCCGAAGCTGATCCTGCCAGACGACATCAGCGGGGCGCCGGTATGAGCCGCCTCAGTCCCGACGAGGTGCGCGAGGTCAGCGGCCCGATAGCCAACGAGCTGCACGCGAAGTACTTCGAGCTGCTGCAGAGCAAGGGCCCGGCGTTCGCCGCGGTCGCGGTCTTCGACGCGTGCTCGATCGTGCTGGGCGTGGCGCTGCTGCCGTTCAACCACGCCGCGCGCCTGAGCGCACTGGACCTGCTGCGATCGGAGATCGAGGAGCAGGCCACCGACTTCCGCGCGCAGTTCAACAGTTACGCGGAGCGGGAGGCAGCGAATTGAAGGGCGCACTCGAGGGCCTGACCCTGGTCGCACTCACGATCGCCGCTGGCGCGATCGTCGCAGTGTGGCTCGGCTTCATGGCCGGCATCGCAATCAACGTCGCGCGGTGGTTCCTGTGACCCCGCGCAAGAAGTTCAACCCGCACTGGCCGTTCCCCCAGTTCGACGAGAAGGGGCGCCAGCTCCTGCCCGCCGACTGGGGCAAGCGGCCCACGCGAAAGAAGCAACAGCAAGACCTCGAGCGCGAGGTCGGGAAGGCACTGCTGTGACCGCCCTCACCATCGGCCCCGTCGAGCGGGCGCACGCCAAGCTAAGCGCCAGCGGCAGCAAGAAGTGGCTGACCTGCACGCCGAGCGCGAGCCTCGAGGACCAGTTCCCCGACGAGGGCAGCGAGTTCGCCGCCGAGGGCACGTTCGCGCACGCCGTGTTCGAGCAGGACGTGCTGACGTACCTGCAATTGCCGGTCGACCCGCTGCCCGCCGATCTCGCTGCGAAGTACGACTCGCCGGCGCTGCGTGACCATGTCGCCGCGGCAGTGGCCCGCGCGATCGAGGCGATTGAGCAGGCCCGTGCCCGCTGCGACGACCCGGTGATCCTCGTCGAGAAGCGCCTGGACTTCAGCCGCTGGGTGCCCGAGGGCTTCGGCACCGGCGACCTCGTGGTGATCACCGACGAGCTCGTCGAAGTGATGGACCTGAAGTACGGCAAGGGTGTGCTGGTCGAGGCGCAGGACAACAGCCAGATGCGGCTGTACGGACTGGGCGCCTACAACGAGCTCGCGCACCTGTACGACATCCAGCGCGTTCGCATGACCGTGCTGCAGCCCCGGCTGGACAACTACGCCAGCGAGGAGCTCAGCACCAGCGAGCTGCTGGGCTGGGCCGAGAGCTACGTCATGCCGCGTGCGCGCATGGCCTGGGAGGGCCAGGGCGAGTTCGTGCCGGGCGACCACTGCACCAGCGGGTTCTGCCGTGCGCGGTTCCAGTGTCCGGCTCGAGCGGCTGCGGCCATCGAGGTCGCACGCCAGGACTTCGCACTGAAGGACCCGGAGCTGCTCACCGTCGAGCAGCTGACCGCGGTGCTGGCCAAGGCCGACATGGCCATCGACTGGCTCAACGACGTCAAGGCCTACGCCCTGAAGCAGGCCGAGAAGGGGCACGAGATCCCCGGCTTCAAGCTCGTCGAGGGGCGAAGCAATCGCAAGTACGCCAACGCCGATGAGGTGGCCGCGCGCCTCCTCCAGTCGGGCATCCCCGAGGCCGTGATCTACGAGCGTTTGCTGCTCGGCATCACCGCCATGGAGAAGGCCATCGGCGCAAAAAAGTTCGCCGAGCTGCTGAACGACCTCGTCGTCAAGCCGCAAGGCAAACCCACGCTGGTCGCTGCAGAAGACAAGCGCCCAGCTCTCAGCTCTGTGGCGTCTGCCGCTACAGATTTCCAGTGAAACAGCTCATCAGAAAGGTATCCACATGAGCAACTCTTCCCCAACCAAAGTCGTCACCGGCAAGGTGCGTTTGTCCTACGTCAACGTGTTCGAGCCGCGCGCAGGCATGAACGGCGGAGACCCCAAGTTCTCGGTCTGCGTGCTCATTCCCAAGAGCGACACGGCCACCGTCAACAAGGTCAAGGCCGCGATCGAGGCCGCCAAGGAAGCCGGCAAGGCGACCTGGGGCGGCAAGGTCCCGCCGGGCGTGAAGGTGCCGTTGCGTGACGGTGATACCGAGCGCGACTCGGCTGAGTACAAGGGCCACTGGTTCATCAACGCCAACAGCAAGCAGCAGCCCGGCGTCGTCGACGCGCAGCTCAACCCGATCATGAGCAAGGGCGAGGTGTACAGCGGCGTCTATGGCCGCGTGTCGCTGAACTTCTATGCGTACAGCCAGAGCGGCAACAAGGGCGTGGGCGCCGGCCTGCAGAACGTGCAAAAGCTCGCCGACGGTGAGCCGCTGTCCGGTCGCAGCCGCGCCGAGGACGACTTCACCTCTTCCTTAGAGGACTTCCTTGCGTGATGACGCATGAGCAGGATCGAACTCCGACTGGTCGCTGAGAACAGCGCGTTGTTCACGAAGAAGTTCGCGGTCTGGTTACCGGACAACTTCGTCGTGTACGACGCGTTCGTCGACGAGACCTTCAAGTTGATCGAGCGTGGCTTCACCCACTACTCGGCGAGAACGATCCTGCACTACCTGCGCCATCACACAGCGATCTCGCAACACAGCAACGACGGCTGGAAATTGAACAACGACTACTCCCCCTACATGGCGCGGCTCTTTGACCTGATGCATCCGCACCTCAGTGGGCTCTTCGAGTATCGCGAAACGCCGGCCGTGTTTTACCGATGAAAGGCAACACCCCATGAACCAACCCCAAATCTTCAACATCCAGCTCGGCGCCGCCGGCTTGCAACTTGTTCTGAACGCACTGGCCAAGATGCCGTTTGAGCAGGTGGTCGAGCTCATCAACGTCATCCGCATGCAAGCCGAGCAGCAGCTCAACCCGCAGCCTGCCGCCCCCGCAACGGCGGAACCCGTACCTGCCGCCGGAGACAACGAGGGTGCAACCGCTGACTGAGCAAGACCTGTGGATCCTCATCCGTCGCCTGGAGCAGCTCATCGCCAAGCTCCAGGCGCGGCTCACGGAACTGGAATCAAAGCATGAATCTCTTCTCTCTCACCAAAAAGACCGGTGACGTGCAAACGTCCGTAGCCCAGGCCACGCTCGAGGACCTGATGCACGAGCTGGACCGCTACGGCGAGCCGTCACTCAGCAAGCACGACAACATGTCCAGTGGCCGGGATTGGCTGTGCCGCATCAACGCCCGCCTTACCGCTACCGGAGTGAGCTTTGAAGCCAAGGCCTGGGCGGCTACGCCGCTGGACGCGGCGCGCGAGTGCTTGCAGAACCTGCAGCAAGCAATCAAGAAAGTCAGCGCGGCAGCATGACCACCCTGCGCATCGACCTGGAGACTTTCAGTTCCGTCGACCTGAAGAAGTGTGGCGTGGCGCGCTACGTCGAGAGCGACGACTTCGAGATCA